GGTGAGTTGACTTTTATTCTAACTGTTCCATCAGTATAATCGTCTCGTCTTCGTCTTCCAAGTTGCATTCCTGCGAACTGTTGTATAGCATTTTTATACTTTTGTTCGTATAAAGTCAACATATCCATTGGACCTTTTAAAAATCCAAATGCCTCTACTAAACAGGCATATAGCAAGCCCTGTGGGAAATAAGTACTTAAATAAGTGTTATTATTATAACCAGTACCAGATCCAAGACCGTTTGGATATTTGTTGTAATAAATTCTAAACTTGTAATTAGCGTCAGGTGTAGGAGCTATATACATACCTCCAGACGAAGTATCTGTAGTATTGTCAGCACCCCCAAACATAGCGTAATATTTAGGAAAAGCTGTTACTGAATTAGTAGTATCTGTAGGAGATTGAATGGTTCCTTCAGGACCATATTTTCTATCTACAAATTCTGATAAATAAGTTTGGTCTTTTTTCTCTAACCATTTTCCATTACCTTCAGTATTAGCTGTAGATTCAAAGACTTCAATCCCTCTTACAAAAAGACATCCTGCTGGTGCATTAATAGTATTATCGTTTGCAGCTAGTGTACCTTCTTGAACAAATCTTGCAGAGTCCATAGGAAGCTCTTGATAGATTCTAAATTCAGCACTCATTATAAAACCATCTAAAATAGTAGTTGTAAAAACATCAGAACTAACTTCAGTGTAATCCATGATGGCTTGTTTTAGTGTAGTGTAATCGTATTTTTTAACTCCTGACATTATAAACTCTCTATGTTAAGAGGACTAATAACACAATTAAATCCTCCTCCTGTTTCAGTGCCTGTTGCAGCACTAGGTAATGTTAATGTAAAACTATTATAATCTGTTACCGTTGTGTTAGCATCGTTAACATAACTTGTTCCTACTAAAGAAGCAACTTTAAATGACCCGTAGACCGTGGCTCCGGAATCATGAGCGCTAGCTGTAGATGCAGATGGAGTAAATCCTCTATAAGGAGAAGATGTTCCACGTGTACATCCTGTTAAATTATTACTAGACCTACCTGTATATTGAATAACTTCATTTTCATATAAACCCGTAGTACTATTAATTTTTTTAATCATAATAAATCCAGATGTTGGAAAATTAGATCCATCAGTTAAAGTTATTGTAGTTGCACTATCAGTAATGTTTCCGTTTAAAGTTGTTTGTATTTGAAACTCATCAACGGTTACTCCACCAACAGCACTTTTAACAGCAGTGAATCTTAAAACATCATCAACTTCTAATTGTCCATTTGGAAATAAAACTGTTAGAGTTGTGTTAGATGCAGTTGTAAAAGGATTATCTGGTAAAAAATCTTGTGTTCCAAATTCTGTTCTAGCTGGTCTTGCTCTTTGTAAAGCTTGTGGATCTGCACTTGTAGGTTTTGGATCTAGCTGTGGAGACTTAGGCTCATATTCTGACATATGTACCCATGCACCATTCCATTCTCTAACCATTTCATTATATGGAAAAGCCATTCCTGATCTATCAGAAATTGCTAAAGCATATTTACCTTGTGAAAAAGTAGTCATTAACCAATCCCCGGATAATAAATTTTAGGTGAAATGTATGTAGAGTTAGAAGAACCAT